CTTCGCCAGACCTGGAACCAAATTTCTCAACCGGAACGCGGCCACCTGATTTACGTCCCATCATCATAGGAGGCGCGCCAGCACCACCTTGCGGCGGCATCACAGGTGGCATAGGCCGCGGCGGAGCTGATGGCATAGCGGCAGGCGCAGAAGGCGGCATCATTGGCATCGGCCCTTGACCGGCACCGTCCTTGCTAGGAGCCGCAATCACAATATTGATATTGGTTTTCCCTTTTACCTTGCCGCCCTTAGCGTAAGCCTCCTTCTCAACGGCAGAGGGTGCTTTTTTCATTTCCTTGGCAATGAGCGCTTTATCCTGTTTCGCATCATCATGTTTCATGCCGCGAACAGGTTTCCCCGCTTTTGGTTTGGCTTCAGCGCCTTCAACCTTACCACCGCGCGCATATTTAGATGCGTCAGCTTTGCCGCCGACTTGGTTTTGACCAAACGGTTCAAGAGGCGACTTAGAATAATCACCTTCCGCCATAGATTTGTAGCTTGCCAGCTTTTTTTTCTGCGAGCTTTTCGCGTCGGCTTTATAATCGTTCATGGATTTCCTTTCGATATTTCAGCACCCGCTAAACCTTGCATTTTGCGATCATGAATATGTTGTTGCGTCTGCATTGCAAGATCACCGGCGAGCTGGCGTTCCTGGCCTGCGTGATCCGATATAATGTCTTTGTTCTGCGCCGCGTGGTTTGATGCTAATCCACTGACGTGTTTGAGCAAATCAGCTTGAACGTTTTGCTTGTGAATAATTGCATCGCGTTGCAGATTTAACGCGGCAATTTTTTCTTTCGATTGCCTGTCTTTATCTCGGTTTTCATCTTCTACGGCGCTGTTCTTTGCCGTAAATTGCAACTGGCCCGCTTTGGTCTGCGCATCAATCATATCGGCTTGCGCGCCAACCAGCGCGGCTTGCGCTTTTGGATCAGGCCCTTGCGGCTGCGGCGGAGCCATGAGGTTTTCGGGGTTATCAACGCCCAAAACATTTAAGATCCATTTTTGAACCTCTTGCAGGTTCCACATGCCGGGGCTCGCTTGCGCCATTTGAAAGACACCTTGCGCTGTCATAATGCGCTGCATATTTGATGAGGTATTCGGATCGGCGGCAGGAACAAAATCATTGTTTTCCAGCGCAGCGAGAAGTTTTTGCTTATGCCAATCAGTTGCAGGTTTTTTATTAAAGCGCCAAAAATCCTCAGGATGAGCTTGAAACAATTTCTTAAAAAGTTGAAGTTCTTTCGCCTGAGCGCGGCACAAACGCTTATGCACCGCGTTCATAATTTTCGTGGCCTGCTCTATCATGGCCAGCGTCGTGCCTACCGGAGCATCTTGCCTGCCTTCCGCGACTTGCAATTCAGCGGTACCGCCGACGCGCTGAGCCGTAGTCACGATATCTTGTTGAGCCGCTACAATACCAGGACCAGCTTCATGATATGGCAGCGGCATGACGACTTGATTAATTGGCAACCCGCCGGTTTCGATTGGAGCGCCGCCACCTGGCGCAACACGAAACATATTTGTATTTTGTCGCCCCGCTACTTTGGCGTATAGAAAACCGGGGAAGTTGGCAAACGAACCAGCATCAATGATGATGCGTTGCAACGCAGTTGCGGCCATTGTCGAGTTGCCAAGGATATGCTGCAACCCAATTCCATAAAATCCAAATCCGGGGAGGAAAAGATAGTGCACAAAGGTTTCACGCCTTTGCTGCATTTCGTCATCTTCTTCCCAATCGCGGCGGATTTCAAGGACTTGCCGCGATCCTTTATCCATGACGACTTTGTAAGGTAATGGTATCCCGGTTATCTCACCATTTTCCTTGTGCTCAAACCCTGGAATATCTAATAAACAATAGCACTCATAAATTGTATATGGATCATTCTCAGGATTTCCGGAAATATCCCGGACGCCGGATTGTTCCGTCCTTGCTTGATCGACCGCATTATCGTTTGGCTTAACCGATTGCCCTAAATCGACATCGCGGTAGGCTTTCAGGATTTGCATCCGGCGCAGGATAGAACGCCGCATCTTAATGACATGCGTTATACGCTCCGCATTACCTAAATCCGTCGCGGTATTAGAAACAATCAAATTAGACGCATCGACGCTTTCCGAAACCGGGCGGCGCCGAATAGGACACCGGTAAACCTTTTTAAACCCCGATCCATGTAACCCAGCCGGTAGCAACATCCGGTCTGTATCGGCATAATATTCAGTTGCGATGGCAGTCATGTAATGGTTCATGTCTTTTTGCAGACATTCGGCTAGACTATCGCTCTCAGTGCCTAAATCATCTTGATCATCGTCGCGGATTTTAACCGGACCATCCGCTGGCATCAGCTCGCCGGACGCATTGGCTTGAAACCTCAGCGCCGCTTCAAGAAGCAAAGGATGTATGGTGCGCGACATTCCTTCGACTGAGCCAGACGCGTCAGCCCCGGAACTCGGCTTCATGATTTTTAAGCCGAGGAGCTTAATTCCTTCCGCACATTCTTCTAACCAATCAGAACGGGATTGATCGTCCTCATCTATATCTCTGAGCAAATCATCAGCTAATGATGCAAGTTCCGCCCCGGATAAAATCTCTGCTAGATTATCATCAAAGCTGCTATCTTTTTCTTGCGCCTTGATGCCGCCGAGATTAATAGTAATGGAGCCATCAGGATACTCTACAATTATTTCAGGCGAGACGGGATCAGGCACGATTTCGCTATCGTCTTCGATAGGAAATGTGCCATCATCGTTTTGATCCGCATCGCCTAAACCGTCCATATTATTCCAATGAGATTATAATGAACGAAATGATAGAACGTGTTGCTCGCGCAATTGCAAAAACTGACATTTGCGGGCAAGAATTATGGGAAGATTTCGAACCCCACGCAAAGGCGGTTTTAAAATCAATTCGAGAGCCAAATATAAATATGCTATTAAAAGGCAAAAACACGATTGATGCGGCAACACTTAAAGCGGCTCAGATCAGTATCACACAGGAACTTATGAAAGCCGCGTGGGAGTCCATGATCGACGAAGCGCTTAAATAGCTTCCAATTTCTTTTGTCGAAATGCAACAGCATTGCCAACGACGTGCATCAAATCATAATCATCTATTTCACAATTATCGACTTCGCCGTGACACTCAACGCGGATCATAATTTTTTGCTTTGCTTCGTCACGCCAGTATTTCCAGGCATCCACCGGTTTATCACAAGCAGCGCACAAAATCATTGGACCACGCCTCAGATAAGTTATTGGCATCAATCAATATCAGCGGTTTCAAATAAATGCAACGCCGCATGATACCAAGGCGAGAGAGATGGATCATCTAGCGATTCGATTTCGTCAAGTTGTTCAACTGTGATAAACAGGTTAGCCGCGAGCCGCTCTTTATCCCAGCCGATTGCCTCGCGTCCTTGTTGAATGGTGTTAGACATATCAAACAATCCCATATAACGGTTGTGGCTGCTTCCAATCGCGGATACTATCCTCAATAATCATGGTTTGCTCGCTGGGGAGTTCTGCCATATTTATCAAACGCAAATGATGCAATGCCATTGTTACCGTATCAACCAAATCATCATGCTTGCCTTTTGGGAAAATGGAGCATTGATTTATCACCGTTTCCGCCCATAACCGGTTAGGCGCATAAATCAATCCGCTTTCAAATAATCCCTGTACGGCATAGGCGCGCGCCACCTTATCAGCATTACCCGGATTAAAGGTCTGAACCGACCAATTTTCTCGGCCATACAATCGCCGGATTTCTTGCGCCACGCTCAACCCACTTGCCTTGGCCTCAATGAGCAATCGGTCACATTTAAATTTTGTGCATGTCGCCGCCGCGCGATCAACTAAAGCATTCAATTCCAGCCGTTCCGTCCAAGCGCTTACTAGCATAAGACGCCGATGTTCGTGCCGGTCAATCCAAACACCCCAAACCGTCAAAGCGCTAGGATCGTTTTCTTCTTTTTCGGTATAGGCTGTATCTAATGACGCAACAACATATTCAAACGGCGGGTAGGTTCCGGCCTTGCATCCATGCAATTGCGCTTCGGCATCATCCCAAAGTTGCCAATGTTCCCGTTTAATTATACCGCCGCCGCGCGGGGCGGGAGATTGCTGAAACTGACCGCTGACCGCATAAGAACCCATGACGCGTTTATCGCGTTCGACCACCTCACGCGGAAACCGCTCTGGAAATAAAAGCTCGCCTTCTTCGGTACGAGGATCTTCGAAACTGATACCAGAATAAAAACTTAGCGCAGGATCATATTCCATCGGCAATAATAAATGAGTATATCCTAATTCCTTATCAATAATAACGCCAGAAACATCTTCTTCATGCAATCGCTGCATGATAACCACAATAGCCGATGAAACCGGATTATTCAAGCGGGTTGGAACCGCTTCGAGAAACCATTCGATTGTGCTCGCCCGCTCCGCATCGGACGCGGCGCTTGACACAGAGTGTGGATCATCTATGATAACTCTATCACCGCGCGATCCGGTAATCGTATCGGCGGCAGTCGCCTCACGAAATCCAGTTGCCTCATTTTCGAATTTTGTTTTTGCGTTGACATCACGTGTCAGCTTTACTCTATCACCCCATCGGGATTGATACCAATCTGAGGATACGAGACGTCGCATTTTAGTTGCGTCACGAATAGCCAGGCTTTGCGCATGAGACGCACCTATATATCGATAATGCGCTAGGTTACGCGGTCCCCATTCCCATGCTGGCCAAAAAACAGATACGAGCAATGATTTCATCGCACCCGGCGGCACGTTTGCTAAAAATCTATTTATCTCGCCGTTCGTAACGGCCTCTAAATGTTCCGCCAAACAATCTATGTGCCAGCCGTGGATATAATGCTGACCCGGCTCCACGATATGCCAAGCTTGGCGGATAAATGCAATCAAGCTATTTTCGGCAGCGGCTTTTTCCTCAAGCCAATTTAAGCGTTTCGTCGCTCGATCTAACCATTGGAGCTGAGACACAGAGAGGCGTGATAAATCTATATTCAAACCGCCGAAGCCCCAAAACCGCGTCACAGTAATTAAATTACGTTAGTCTAACAAAACCAAAATTATTTGCGTTAGTCTAACAATTCGCTTGCGTTAGTCTAACTGTTAGTCTAACGTGTTTTATGGACAGCAAACCGCCAAAATGCAAAATTTGCCATAAATCGCATTGGGTCTATGAAGACCATATTTGGGATAATGATGAATGCTACTCGAAATCAAATGCAAAAACTGCGGAGGTGAAAAACTCAGCGTCTACCCACGAAGAGAAACAATTATTATTAGATGCGAAGAATGTTTTGAAAGACCCGAGTTTACCGTCAAAACTCAAGTTCGACCGAAACGCATATCAGCGCGAACTAATGAGGAAACGCCGAGCCATCCAGAAACAAAAGAAGGATTAGGCGCGGGACCAGATTTCATAACGCAGAAACGCAAACACGGTCCAAAACCAAGCGGTAACGCAAAATCTGGGGCTGAAAGAACAAGAGAATTCCGAGCGAGGAAAGCAGAACACAGAATTAGTTCTGTCCGTTAGTCTAACAGAGAAGCTTTTAATTGTTTGTTAGACTAACACAAGAGATTTTTTGTGACAAATCAATTCATTTTCTCGCGGTCAATCGCGCTACCTAAACCAAGCGTTTCCGCGATTTTAGCCCGCAACCGATCTGCGTCTAAATCATCAAACTCCCCAGGCGCACCGCGCTCCGAGCGTTCGACAACCCATCCCTCTAATTTAGCTATGTCCATTAACGCGGTGCGTTTATCGCTCGCCTTTACATAAGCATCACCAGCATCGACAAAAGCAATCCTCGCCAGTTCTTCTAGCACTTTTTGACGGCTAATTACGACGCCATTTGCAGCGCGGGATTGCAATTCCTTAACTCTTTCAAGTATGTTCTCATTTGTCATCAGCCGATGAGCATTTTGCCGATGCGGTTTAAAACCGGCTCTTTCGTAAGCTGCTTCCGGGACCAACCCAATTGCTAATCCTTGAGCGAACATTTCATGCTTTGGATTATCAAGAATAGGCATGGTTAAATCT